TAATTGCATTAGCTGATCCTGATGTTGTGATAGAATCATCTGTAAGGTGTAGAATTTGGTTATTGGCTTTTAAGTTAAGTTTTAAATTACCTAATCTAAGAGCATTTTTATATCTTGCTCTATTTACATTAATAACATAAATATCATTCGGGGTATAACCATCAAATGAGAAATTTTGTGTCTCATCTCCACCAAATACTAAGTTTCTATATTGACTATATATTGCTTTTGTTGCAGTTATATTTTCAGCTCCCGCCCCATCATTAAATTGTAAGCCTCCTAATCCCGTTTTATGACCATAAGCTATAGAATATTGTACTTCAGCTGTGGCATCAGTACTACCCCCTGTTGGAGCTTTATCATATATCTCCATATAAAATGCTCCACTAGAAGTTGCATGAGTTGTTACATATTGGGTACTTGAGGAAAAATGGGATGCTCCTAAATCATTAGTATTACCTGACCAAGCTGAAGCAAAAACTCTGTCTATGCTGCTTACTTGGTCTTTATTTGTGTCGAATATTGTATATGAATTTGCCATTATTTATTATGAATTTGCGGGTGCTGAACTATCTCCACCTGCAACTTTAGTTACTGTTAGAGTTATTGTTGCTCTAGCTCCTGAGTCTAGTCCTACTACTATAATTGAAGTTGCAAGGGCAGCATTATTTCCAAATAATGTAATACCTCCTAAAGTCATACCTGTAAATGTAGACCCTACATATGTTTCCGATAGAGCTGTTCCCGTGAATGGAATATCTACCCCAGCGCCTCCATTTGTTGCACCACTTTTTATAAGTCTTCTGTCTGCTATTGTAAATGAATATAATTCTGTGTTGCTACTAAAATTAAGAGTTGATGGATTAATTGAAAAATTCTCATTTCTAGTTTTTGTTATAGGTGAGTCAACAGATAATATTGGTATTTGGGAAGTTCCTCTATCAAGAGTAATTAATTTAGATACCATTGTATTATTTTCATTTGGGATGGCTTCAATTAAGGGTAAAGCTTCAATTGCTTCACCGTAAAAAGCCGATCCATTTGGGTGATTTTCATTATATAATGTATAATCAATTTCATCATCTGCTAAAGCAAATTGAGTAATGTTAAAAGAGCCATCTTGTCTTGAAAGAAGTTCACGTCCTTTTTTGGTTAAAATTGCATCTACTACAACGCTTGTATTATCTAAATATCCCATTTTTGTTTGATTTGTTTATAAATATATATTTTTTAAGGAAGATTCCGGTTTGTTTCATCTAATTTTAGATATTGTGAAGCGTCTCCACTAATATTTATACCAGCTCGTATAAGAAAATACTCTAAATTATCCTTTACAAATGGATGAAGATTATCAGGTATAACTATAAATTCTTTATTACCCGTCCCATTAGGTAATTGTTGGTCTCTATTTAATTCAACTAATAATGAAGGATTATTATCATTTATTTTACTCACAAGCCAACTTCCACTAGAAAACATTGGTGGAGATGGGGTATGGTTATGGACTGATTCTCCAGAATGTTCTCGAGCTATATATTGTTGGTTAAGGGGGAAGTCTTTAGAAAGAGTTAATTGACTTTCACTACTGTTGTGTGATATAATTTCTGCGGTAGATAATTCTGCTAAATTTGATGTTTTAAATTGATTTTTATTTGAGGTATCATTAGGGAAACTTCCTGTGATTCTAGTTCTTATATTATAATTAACAACATCCCTACGATTATCACTATTACCAAAATTTACTGCTGAGTTGTTTATATTAGGTAAAAATGTTATAAAAAATCTTTTATCCCCTTTCCATACAGCACTATCCTTATAATTTATAGCTGCTGCAAAAAATTCATTGATATTGTCTTTTCCTAACCGTTCATTAGGTGTAAATGTATTAGTTGATTGAAGTCCCATTTTATTTTATTATTATAAATTAATTTTCAGTAGGATTACCTAAACCACCATCATCATCTCCTCCAACTCCTCCATCATCTACAGAGGTGTCATCATCTGTACCTGGCAAAACTGTAGTAGTATTATCACCAACATTATCTGTTACACCACCACCACCACCAAAGTTATAATCAGCTTCATTTTCATTCTGTGGGTTAGGAACATTTACTCCTTGTGGGGCAGCTATTAGTGAGCCTGTAAAGAAATTGGTTACTAACAATAAATTATTAAATACACTAAATTCGGCTCCTATGTCAGTGCCATTAGGATTTCCACTTCCCGAACAGTAGTCAAATATTTTTGATGAAGTGTTATATGACGCTGCGTAATAGGATCCTGAGTCATAATTGATTGTAGTGGCGTCTGTGTATACTGCGTGATTTTGTGTTACTAATAATATTTTTTGAAGTTGCCCACTATTATTAAATATATTATAGCTAGGGGCTAAACTTTGTGCTAAAGTTGTATCTAAGGGCCTTATTTCAACATTAGTTCCTATAGGGAAATCTTGATACCACGCTTGGTAAAAGCCTTTTTTAGCATTTAATTCACCATCTTCCCCTCTACCACTTCTAATACTACGTCTTGTAATAGTATCATCAGAATTAACCGTTATATAATCATCTACCGTTACATAAGAAAAACCTGGAAAAGGAGTTAGAGTACCATCAGTTGCATTTCCTAATCCTGGTTCTCTCATACCAAGGACTCTACTTCCTATGTAGATATTTCTACTATAATTACTTATTACTGGGGTTAATGCAAAAGTAGAATCACCTTCTGTGTATTCATTGATTTTTGATCCTGTTAATTGTCTTCCACTATAACGTGATGAATTCCAACCATGAGTAGTTAAGACGGAATCATTAAATTCAAATTGATTGGATTGAGATATGGGATTTGCTATTGGCATTATGCTAAGGAGAATTTTCTACTGACTCTATTTGTTTGTGCTACATTTTCAGTTGCAGTTGTTTGACTACCGCTTAAAATATAATCATCGTATATATCAATAACTACACTGTGTTCAGTTTCTAATGTAGAGTTATTTAAAGAAGCTGTAGGGGTATATGCTGCTAAATGTTCAACTTTTTGTTCATAGTCGATATTTTTACCCGGAAATTTTGCTCTTTCTAAATAGTGGGGTTCAATTACTAAACCAGTTTTAAGGTTAGCTTTTGCCGGTGTAAAATCTTTAATCATCTTAAATAAAGTATGATCAAAGAATTGTATCGTTCTTATATAATCTTGGAAATTATATTTCTTATCTACTTTCTGGAAATAAATGTCTCTAATAGTTTTTAAGTCAGGATAACTTCCACTTGTGTAGAAGGTAGGATCACCAATGTAATCATCTAATCTAAATCCTCCTAATGTATAAATTATATCTTCATTAATCTCAAAAGTTGGTGATAAAAATACACCTATATCTGAGTAATCTAAAGGTTGTCTATCTTGGGGTGATGTTTCAACTGAGATAAATGGATCTAAAAAATTATCATCAAAGGTACCATTATCAATTCTTACTTTATCTGAAACCATTGCTGAGCCTACTGTGTCAGGTGTAGGTAAATGGTGGGTTTCTTCAATAGAAAGAAGAGTAGCATCTGCGTAAACAGAAGCTCCATAAGCATCCCTATGGGCTTTTTTAGGGGCAAAATTATTATTTATATCATTTGTAGCAGGTATATCCTGAAGATTAGAACCTAGGGGGTTTCTTATATATAAACTCTCATAACTTGAACTTATAGTATTTCCATTATAATTAAAGGGAGATAGGGATTGTGTAACTATAGTGGCTTCTGTAAGAAGTTCATGCCATGCTCTATGTTCCTGAATGCTTCCTGTAAATGGGCCTAATAAAGGTCTAATTGATGGTGCAGGATTAGCTGGAGATATCGCATTACCTACATAATAGTCAGCAGTAGATGATTCGGCTCCGCTCATATTTTTATAAAATGGATGTAAATCCAAACTACAAGATAACACATATGTGTTTTTATTTGGGGTGGTGTTTGTAGCATATGCAGTAGCAGTGCTTACACCCCCCTGAGATCCACTATCAAAAGTAACACTTAAATTCCATACACTTCCATTAAAAATAGGACCTAATGGACTTGAAGTTTTAGATACGAGTGTACCATCACTTCCAGAAGCTATAACTAAGTGAGCAAATGATCCACTTTCTATTTTAGAATTATCAATACTTTGAGAAATTCCAATTGATATATCCTCCTCTCCTTGTGAAAGGATAGTTATAACATCATAAGAGGTATTTGAACCTTTAGTTGGTAAAAATCTAGTTTGGATGGTTTTTGTTCTAGTAGACTCAAATGTGGGACCTGGTTCGGGGAGGAAATCGGCATTAAAAACTGCAAGGCCAACACTTTCCCCATCAGAATGGACAGTATGCATTCTACTTTCTTTTTGATAAGAAAATGTTCTAAATCCAGTTTTGTCTTGTAGTGGTCCTCCATATTCTTTAACATGAAGTACCGACTCCGGAATACCATATGTGGCAATTAAAGCTTTTAATCCACGCTCAGTTCCTTTTGTTTTTAGAAGATAAGGTGCATTGTGGTATAAACGCTTCCATATTTCTTTTGATATATCACCTTTAGGAATTGATCCTGCGTTTGAAGCAGATACCATAGTTGAGCCATCAGTTGGTTCATATTGGAAACTTCCTTGGCCGTCATCTCCTAAAAAGTACTCATAAATTGATGAATTTTCGAATTGAGAGTATGCTCTAATTCCTCTTTCGGTTAAAGCATTAAATACTAATTCTTTTGAAATACCATCATTTAAACCACTATCTGCTTGGTATTTATCAGTTATACTATCTATGTGTGCCCAAATACCATCAAAATGTTGAGCAATCATTTCTGTGAAAAGAACATATGCTTCATTTTGGGAGTTATCTCTTATGTCAGGTGGAATTGTTTTTCCTATATAATATGGGTTACAATCATCATATTTACTGGCACTTAACATTTGACCACCATAAAAGGCACTTTCAAATTCATCTATAGGTGCTCCAAACCAACTTACAGCAGCCGCTGAGTCTGTCTTAGCATTTGTGTGGGGTTTTCCGGTAGTAGTTTTAGGCCACGCATAATCTCCTTTTTCAAAGTAAAGATATCTTTCATAGTAATCAAATCCTTGAATTATTTTGTCAGTTTTACCATTAAATATTGATATATTTTGGATTTGTGGTGATGAAGACGTTACTGAACCTGTTATGTTATTTAGTGTAGCTAAAGAACTTGAATAAGATTCTAATAGTTCTAATTTATATTTAAAGTTTTTAAGTCTTTCAGTTGCTGAACTATAGTGGATAAAGTTTTCAAAATGGTAACCTGATGGAGTGTTATGGTTATCAAATTCTAAATCCACAGGAATGCTACCACTTAAGTAATTTTGTATATTATTAAAACTTGAAGTTATTGCTCCCTTATTTAGGATATCATCATATGTTCTAAACTCAGAAGGAACTGTGAAATTATCAGTATAGTCTATATTAAAATTAGGACCCTTAAGATTAAGTGTTGAGTCGGTTGATGTAGGGGACCCTAAATCCATTGTTATTTCTAGGGGATTTATTAACTCTTCATATACCCTAAAACTAGAATTTATACCTATATTTGATGGAAGTGGGTTATATAATTTTATAAGGCCCGTATTTTCACTTAATTGAGCATTAGTAATTAATATATTATCTCCTCCTCCAAAATTTAAATTTAATTCTCTAATAAAAGCAGAAGAATTAATAATTCCAACTAATTCATTTGCTTTTTCATTAAAATCTTCTTCATTTAGATAATTAGAAGAAAATCTAATTTCTGTTCTTGATGGGGATATTTCAGAGATAAAAAACGGTTTACGCCACCCCTGTACTAGGAGTTTTCTTTGAAATGAAAAATTTAATCTATATTGACCACTGTTAAATCCAAAATCTTTTAAAACTTGCTCATAGTTAATGTCAATAGAGCTAATTAAATTATCTAAAGGGTTTATGTAAGGAGTATATCTATTGAATCTATCATCATTATATACAACTCGTCCATCTGGATTATATACTGTTAATTCAATAGAGTCATTAGCCCTCCCAAATCTTCTTGATAAGTTCTTTGAAGTAGATGTAGATAAATCGCTTTGATTTATTTTTTCTATGGATTTTGAATTAATAATCATATTTAACTTCTATTATCATCATTATTATCCATTTGCTGATCCTCTGCTGGGGGCCATACTCCCCCTTCTATACTTACGTCAAATTCAGGTCTACTATATATAGCATAAGCGTCCCTTTCTGCTTTGACTAATTCTTTCATTTTTTCTCTTTCATCATTAGCTACAGTAAGGGATCTTACTAGTCTATCTAATTCTTGTTTTTGTTGGTAAGTTAATGCCATAGTTTCTTAATATCTTGAATTTCCATTTCCCGTGTCGTCACTAGAAGAACCACCTCCACCACCGTTTCCGTTACTACCATCACCTATTCCTACAAATATAAGATTTTCGTTTAATACATCTCCATAAGTTGCATTGAAAAAATCAGGGTCTAGATTTTTTAGGGGAGAAATTTGTTGTTTTTGATCACTCATAAATTGTCCTAATCTATTTATAACTTTTCCTTTATTTTGGATTGCTTCATCTAATCTTTCTAAATAAACATGTCTGTTGGCGTATAGATGCGCATTAAAAGCTGTTGCATCTGTGCCCTCAATAACTTCATCTCTTAAGAATTGATAGCCTAAACTTGAAATAAGGTTGCTGATTTCATTCAAACTAGGATCAAAAGGTTCTGAGTAATTATCCACATCTACATTAGGGTATCCTCTAGGGATGGCTTTCATTGCCTCAGAGGTTAATGTTACAATCTCAGCATCAGCAGTACCAAATTTAGCTATTTTTAATGCAGCTATCATATCACTATCCCAACTAATATATCTTCTATAGCCCTGGTCCATTAAGTGGGTAGAATGGGAAACATCTTTTTCTTTAATTAAGGTTCCATTAGTAAATATAGGATGTTCCGGAATTTCATCGGGGAATGTTAGTGCAAACTCAAGGTCTCTTACTTGATCTTCTAAGTCACTAATAATACTATCTTTAGGATCTATATAATTTTCAAGATATTCTTTACTTGATTCAAGTAAAGATGTATGTGATTCTTCCCCTTCTCTAGGAATATCAAAGAATACTTTATTATAGTGTTTAAAAAATTCACTTATATCTATTTCTTCTCTTTGGGCTTTTAATTCACTAATTGAAGTATCTACTGTTTGTCTAAATAATGTTTGACTATAAATGGTTTTTTCAAACATAATATCCCCATTAATAAGTGGAGGAGGATCTTCTAGGGGGAGATCATCTACTTCATCCTCTAATTCATCCTCTAAAGGAATTTCATCCATGGGTGTTTCTTCAGCCCAAGTAACATCCCCATATTGATACATTTCATCTTTTTCTCCATTTCCTCCATTTCCTCCGTTTCTTCCGGATCCTCTATTTTGGTTTTGAGAATTAGTTGATGTATTTGAATATCCGTTTGCCATTATGTTTTAACTACTTTAAAGTAATAATCATCATCATAAACTTGTATACCATCATCATTTTCATGTTTAAATAAAAGTTTATAGTATCTTTCTTCTTGAAGACCCTGCATATATAATTTAAAATGCATTCCTTCTGCATCAGCACTTAGTTTAGATTCTTTACCAAATGGAATTAATACATCTTCAGTGGCATAATCTACTAAAGAATAAAATGATTTACTTGTGAAATATTTAACATCTAAGAAATTTGAAGAAGTTACAAATTTTCGAGTTGGATAAAGTTCTCTAACATTTAATCTAAATTTATATTCTTCTGAGGTTCTAAATTTTTCTTTATTATTTCTTAATGTAACGTATGTTCCACCAGTTTTAATAATATTATTATCTGTTGCTGAGCCTGTGTCATATAATGAATCATCCCAAGATATATCTAAATATGGTGGAAATATTGTATGAGTATCCATAGAGAAAAAATTTAATTCTCCATCATCTATTGCTGTAAATTCTTGTGAGTCTGCTCTTTTAATTAAAAATCCATCATTAGGAGTAGAATTAAGGAGATAACCACCTGTAATAATTTGGGTTACGTCAAATGATAAATCTAAACTATCTCCATAACTATAAGATCTAGATACATGATAATTTGATCCTGTGTACCATGTTCCACCCCCAGGGGAGTCTGTTATAAAACTGGATGTGACTCCCGCAGATAAACCTGCTGTGGCCCATTTAGTTCCTAATTCATCATTTGAAATAGCATCTGGACTTCCATCTCTATATAACCATGAACACCCATCAGAAATATTAGGGGTATTGGTATATCTACCAGTTCCATTATTCCAACTCCCTGAGATAGCAAATACTTCTAAATGCTGGTCTATGCTTAATTCTTTATGTTCAGTTTGATATAACTTTAAACTAGCTGTGAATTGATTTCCCCTATAATCTGGATTAAGATATGTTATTTTATTTAGTATTACATCATTAATTTCAGATTGTTTAAATTGAATTAAAATTCTACTAGGATAATAATTTAAATCAGTAGATGAAGGTTCATCTCTTAAAGTTAAAACCTCATCAATACCCGTATTAAGGAATTCTCTAGAAGTGTGAGAATAAATAGTAGTGTCTTTTTCGGGAAATAAAAAATAATGTGCCATATTGTTATGTTGTTACTCTACCAATTATATCAGTATCAGGATATTTTAATTCAAAAATACTAGGATCTAATGAAGGATATATCGTATTATTTCGGGTTGCTGTGTCAAAGCTATATTTAAATTTTGAATAACCTGAATTTTCACCAAATAAATTAGTGAAGGTTAAATTATTTACTGTTTGGACTCCATTTATGTTGTATAATCTGCCTGTTATATTGCCTATATTGATGGGTTCATTTATTTGCCAATTATCTATTCTAAAAAATGCTCTTAAACTATTAATACATGATAGAAGGACTCTATCATTTGAATATCCTCCTTTAACTGTGATGTCAAATTCTACTTTAAAATTAATTACTGATGCTTCTTTAATATTAATAGAATCAGTTAACATTCTATATTGTTCTAAGTAAGTTGCTAAATTAAGCTTAGCAGCATATGATAAAGTAGTTAATTTTTTATTGTAATTATATCCTAAGGTATATAAATTTAATGCATTGGGGTTAGATATCCTTTTATTAGTATCAAGAGATATTTGGGTGTCTTGTGCTATATATGCTTTGGCTACTTTACCAAATTGTGGAGGCATCGCTAATGTTCTAAAAATATAATCTTCTTTTGTTACAGTTCTTTTTTGAGCTGAAAAATTTGCAATTGCATTTAATCTTATATCTTGTGCTGAATCTCCATTACCCCCACCCATAGCAGGTTTGGGGTTATTACAGGCTATTGAATCAACAGCGGTATTAAGTATACTAGAGTTTAATCCTCCTTTAGTTGGTTTTGTGGTTATTGTTCCAATTCTATTTATAATATTAGCATTAGCATTTGAATTTATACCACCCCCCACTAAATATCTTACGGTTAGTGTTGTATTAGAGGGGACTTCACCATATGATTTAGTAAATAGGAAATTAGAAGGATCATATGCTTTATCTAATAAGGACCTTCCATCTTTAATTCCTAACCCTATATTATCTGGGTTTGGTATTATAGTTGTATCATCACCACTAGTAGCTCCTGCGCCAAATTGGATTTCTAATTTTTGATTAGATTTAAATCTTGTAACAAATCTTTTAGCTACTTTTTTAGTTCTTAATAAGTAAGGGACTTGATTTTGATATTGTTTTAAAGTAGGATCATTAGCTTCTACATTAGGAACTTCTTCAAATACTGTTTCTTGTGCCAAATAAGGGACTTCCGTATATTCATTTCCATCAGAGTCTGTTATGGATTGGATTCCTATTATTTTAGAATCATCTAATGATAAAGTTTTAAATCTTTCAGCTGCCCCAACTGCAAAAGTAGTTGTTTTTATTTCAGCACTAATTGCTTTGACTTTTTTCTTTAAAAGGAAAAAATCAGGTTGTGTACCAGTAACAGAATAAATTGTTTGTTCAGTAGTGTCAAATGAAGAACTAAATGCAAAATTTACATCATTTTGAATAAGATATGATAC